CTGAAAGTTGCTGGAGATAGAACAGTTGACAACTGGACTGTTACTATCATCAACGATGAGAACATGCAGCTCAGAAGAGGATTTGAGATGTGGGTCGAACACATGGCCAGACTCGACAATAATGTCGGGGCAACAAATCCAGCAGCATACATGATGCAAGCTACTGTCTTCCAGTTAGGTAGAGGTGGTGCAAGAAATGCCACTGATAACAATGGAGAAGAGCAAGTAATTCTTGCAGAGTATGAGTTCAGAGACATCTTCCCAGTGAATGTAAGTCCTATCGAACTTTCTTTCGATAGTTCTGATACTATTGAAGAATACACTGTTGAATTCGCTGTTAATAGCATCGTTAATCCTAATACTTCTGGTCCTACTCCAGAACCTGAAGACGAAGAATAATCGCTTGACGGTTAATTGATAAATAGGTTATATAAAAGTAATCTATAAATCATGGCGTCAAAGTTATTCGGATTCTCGATAGAGGATTCTGAACCATTACCACCTAGTGCCGTCTCCCCCGTTCCTCCGAATAATGAGGACGGGGCTGACCACTATATGAGTAGTGGTTTTTTTGGGTCTTATGTTGACATTGAAGGAATTTATAGGACTGAATTTGATTTAATTAAAAGATATCGTGAGATGTCACTTCACCCAGAGTGTGATAGTGCAATTGAAGATATTGTAAATGAAGCAGTTGTTTCGGATTCAAATGATAGTCCCGTAGAGATTGAACTATCGAACCTTAATGCTAGTGATGGTATTAAAAATAAAATTCGTAAAGAGTTTAAATATATCTTAGATTTATTGGATTTTGATAAAAAAGCACATGAGATTTATCGTAACTGGTATATTGATGGTCGTATTTACTATCATAAAATAATTGATTTTAAGAATCCAACAGCAGGTATTCAAGAGTTGAGATATATTGACGCAATGAAAATGCGTTATGTTAGAAAACAAAAGAAGAAACCAGGAAATAATCAAGGGTCTGCAATTCAGAGAATAAAGAGTGATAATCCTATGGATTATGACTTCCCTGAAATTGAAGAATTCTTCATGTATAATCCCAAGTCTACATATCCTACTGGGAACCCAATGCAGACTGGGGCAAGTCAAGGTATCAAGATTGCTAAAGATGCAATTACTTATTGCACTTCTGGTTTAGTAGATCGTAATAAAGGTAACACTCTTTCGTATCTTCACAAGGCGATTAAATCACTCAATCAACTTAGAATGATTGAGGATTCACTGGTTATCTACAGATTATCCCGTGCTCCAGAGCGTAGAATTTTCTACATTGATGTTGGTAATCTTCCAAAAGTCAAAGCAGAGCAATATCTACGTGACGTTATGATGCGTTATCGTAACAAACTTGTGTATGATGCAAACACTGGAGAGATTCGTGATGATAAAAAATACATGTCAATGCTTGAGGACTTCTGGCTTCCCAGGCGTGAGGGCGGAAGAGGAACCGAAATCACCACTCTTCCTGGCGGACAAAACTTGGGTGAAATTACTGATATTGAATATTTTAAAAAGAAACTCTACCGTTCGCTTAACGTCCCACCATCACGAATGGATGGAGAAGGTGGGTTTAACTTGGGGAGATCTTCTGAGATCCTGAGAGATGAACTCAAGTTCACAAAGTTTGTCGGACGTTTGAGAAAGAGATTCTCCAACATGTTTAATGACATGCTGAAGACCCAATTACTCCTCAAGAATGTAATTACTCCTGAAGATTGGGAGACAATGAGTGAGCATATTCAGTATGACTTCTTGTATGATAACCACTTCTCAGAACTGAAAGAAGCAGAATTAATGAATGAGAGACTTGCTCTTGTTGCAACTGCAGAACCATATGTCGGAAAATATTACTCACAAGATTATATAAGACGTAAGATTCTCCGTCAAACTGATGTAGAAATTATTGAGCAAGATGAATTAATCGAAAAAGAAATTAAGGATGGAACTATTCCAGATCCTGCAACTATTGATCCTGCAACTGGACTACCTTTTGCGACGGAAGCAAGTACAGACTTAGGAAAACCACAAATGGAACCTGAAGTTGATGGATCTGCAACAGAGGCACCAGAAATTCCTAGTGGTGGCGAAATATAAATATAATATAGTTAACTATTGAACAATTACGATGGAAGAACTTTTAGATATGATTGTCACTGATGAATCTCCTTCTCAAATTAGTGATGCAATTAAAAATATGCTTTATACAAAAACTGCAGAGAGGGTAGACACATTCCGTCCTTCAGTGTCTGATACTGTGTTTGATCACGGAGAAACATCTGAAATTGATGCAGAAATGGAAACTGATGATGACGAAACCGTGGATACTGATGATGAAATTGAACAGGAAGAAGATTAATTATAAATAAATAAAAAATCTGTATAAAAATGGCTAGGATAAAATTGAGTGCCGCTGAAGTAAGTCTTACTGCTGGTATTGGTAATTCTACAACTGTTAGTAATGCAAGAGTAGTAAGATTTCATAATGATTCTGGTGCAGCTGCTGTTTTGTATGTCACTGACTCAAGTTACGCAGGTATTGGTTCTATCTCCGTTAAAGATGGAACAACTGAATTGATTGAAAAACATCCAGAAGATTACATTTATTACACAGGAAGTGCAACCGTCAAGATTGCAAGAGTAGGAATTACCAACTAAAAAAATGAAACTTATCAGAGAAGAAATCGAGTCAGTAGAATTTATCGTTGAACAACTCAACGGTAAAAAGCAACTGTACATTGAGGGAGTTTTCCTTCAAGGCAACATCCAGAATCGTAATGGACGTATGTATCCGATGGAAACTCTCCGTAAGGAAGTTCAAAGATACAACGAAAACCATGTTATCGCTGGTAGAGCACTTGGAGAATTAGGTCATCCCGATGGACCAACTGTTAACCTTGACCGGGTTTCTCATAAGATTGTTTCTCTGAAAGAAAGTGGTTCAAACTTTGTTGGTAAAGCAAAAATTTTGAATACTCCTATGGGCAAGATTGCATCTTCTCTCATTGAAGAGGGTGTGAAACTTGGCGTTTCTTCCCGTGGTATTGGTTCTTTGAGACCAACAAAAGAAGGTGTTAATGTTGTTGGTGATGATTTTATGCTAGCAACTGCTGCTGATATTGTAGCAGATCCTTCTGCTCCCGATGCTTTTGTTGAGGGTATTATGGAAGGAAAAGATTGGGTTTGGGATGGCGGCATTCTCAGAGAGAAAGCAATTGCTAGAACTTACAAAGAAATTAACACTTTAGTTTCTAAAAAACAACTGGATGAACATAAGTTAGACTTATTCAACCAGTTCATATCTAATTTATAAATTTATAAATAAATATAGTTTAAATTTTAATAGGTAATCGGAGAGTTCACATGTCTAGTGCGAAAAAATTACAGGAAATGGAAGTAAAGACACAACAATCCCGTACCGCTGTTAACAGTGGTGCGAAGGCTGCGGAGGCAATGCCAAAAATGTCGGATCCAGGCACACAACTTGGTGCTATTGAAGATCTTGGTGGTCCCACCCCCGAGAACTACAAACCTGATGATGATTCGGCTAAGTTAAAAACACCAGTCGGTTCCCTTAAGCAAGTTAAGGATGTTGTAACCAAGTCCGCAGGAAAAGCAGATCCCATGAAAGCAGGAATGAAAGAAGAGATCGATGCAGAAGACGTTATTGAAGAAGAAGAAACTGTAGTTTCTGAATCTGAAACTACCGTTGAAGAGTATGATCTTGACGAAGATGTAAATGCGCTTCTTGGTGGCGAAGAACTCTCCGAAGAGTTTAAAGAAAAAGCAAAGATGATCTTTGAAGCAGCAATCACTGCAAAGATTGCCGAAATCAAAGAGACTCTTGAGGTTCAATACGAAGAGAAGCTTGTTGCTCAACTCGTTGAAGAGAAAGAAGCACTTGCCGAGCGTGTTGATTCCTATCTTGAGTATGTTGCAGATGAATGGTTTGAAGAAAACGCACTGCAAATTGAAACCGGTCTTAAGACCGAAATGACTGAGTCCTTCCTCTCCGGAATGAAGGAACTTTTTGAAGCACATTATGTATCAATCCCTGAAGATAAGTATGATGTACTTGAGACGATGGTAGAAAAATTAGATGATATGGAGACCAAACTCAATGAGCAAATTGAGAAAAACATCACTCTGAATGGCAGACTTGCTGAATCAGTTGCTGATGGTATTCTTGATAATGTTTCTGAAGGACTTGCTTCCACACAGAAAGAAAAGCTTGCCTCACTTGCCGAAAGTGTAGAGTTTGAAAGTGAAGAAAAATATCGTGAAAAACTGGAAACGCTTAAGGAGTCGTATTTCACTTCTCAATCAGTTTCTCCAGTTGCTAAAACCGAAACCCTTTCTGAGGGTACTGATACTGCCGGATCTGAGTCTTACTCTGATTCAATGTCAGCATACCTGAGAACCATGGGCAACTTTGGTTTAGGCAATTCCTGAATTTAGTATCAATTCAAACATAAACAACCACAAAAGGTAAACGCAAATGTTCCAATCTGAGCATCTGCAGGAAAAGTGGGCACCTCTCCTCAACTATGAGGGTCTTGATCCAATCAAGGATTCTCATAGAAAGGCTGTAACCGCTGTCCTGTTAGAAAACCAAGAAAAGTTTTTAAAAGAGCAAGCCGCATTCGATAATGGCGGTATGCTAACCGAGCAACCAACGATGAGTGTTGGTAACGGTGGATATACTTCCTCCGGCGGCCAAACCGTTGCTGGTTTCGACCCCGTTCTGATCTCCTTGATCAGACGCTCAATGCCTAACCTGGTCGCATATGACCTCGCAGGCGTTCAGCCTATGTCTGGACCTACTGGACTCATCTTCGCGATGCGTTCCAAGTACTCCTCTCAGGCTGGATCCGAATCATTCTTCGACGAAGTAGATACTGCATTCTCTGGTCAGGATGCAGGTCTTGACGAGACCGATGGTATTTCTGATATCAACGTTGGTCTTGGTACTACTTCCCAGTCGGGAACCAACCCTGCAGTTCTCAACCCTGTTGGAACTGCTAACTCCAGCGGATATGACGTTGGTCAGGGTATGCGTACCGACGCTGCTGAAGCTCTTGATGGTACAGGCAATGATGCCTTTAACCAGATGGCATTCAGCATCGAGAAGGTTACTGTTACTGCGAAGTCCAGAGCACTCAAAGCAGAGTACTCCTTAGAACTCGCACAGGACCTTAAGGCAATCCACGGTCTGAACGCTGAAGCGGAACTCGCCAACATCCTCTCTACTGAGATCTTGGCTGAGATCAACCGCGAAGTTATCAGAACCATCTACAAGGTTGCTGAGCAAGGTGCTGTTGCTAACACCGCAACTGCTGGTCTGTTCGACCTAGACATCGACTCCAACGGTCGCTGGAGTGTTGAGAAGTTCAAAGGACTTCTATTCCAAATCGAGAGAGACGCTAACGCAATTGCACAGCGCACTCGTAGAGGAAAGGGCAACATGATCCTCTGCTCCGCAGACGTTGCTTCTGCACTCACCATGGCTGGTGTACTTGATTACACCCCCGCACTCAACGCTAACCTGAACGTTGACGACACTGGTAACACCTTCGCTGGTGTTCTGCAAGGTAAGTATCGTGTATACATCGATCCTTATTCTGCAAACCTTACCTCTGCAAACGCATCGAACGGTAACCAGTACTACGTTGTTGGTTATAAGGGTACTTCACCTTATGACGCAGGTCTCTTCTACTGCCCATACGTTCCTCTTCAGATGGTTCGTGCAGTTGGTGAGAACTCCTTCCAGCCCAAAATTGGCTTTAAGACCCGCTACGGTCTTGTTGCTAACCCATTCGCAGAAGGAACAACCGTTGGCGCAGGTCGCCTCAGAGTTAACAGCAACCGCTACTACAGACGCGTTGCTGTCAAGAACCTCATGTGATATTTGCCTACGGGCATTCACATTTTACAGGAGGGTCTTCGGACCCTCTTTTTTTGTCCATAAATATCTAATAAAACAAAACGATGTCAACTCCTATTGATAATAGAAACTTTTTAGCACCTACTGGTTTTAAATTTGTAATTGATAGGGCTAGACAAGTATCTTATTTTTGCAATCAAGCAAACATTCCTCAACTTGATTTAGGTGTTGCAACTCAACCTAACTACTTGAATGATATTCCAGTACCAGGTGATAAAATCGATTTTGGTGATTTAACTTTAAGATTTCTCATTGATGAGGATCTTGGAAATTATATGCAGATTCAAAAATGGATTCGTGGTTTAGGATTTCCTGAATCTATGGAAGAATTTAATAAATTTGAATCGGGTAAAACTTTACCCAACAATAGAAACATAGGAGGATATGTTAAAAAAGGGGATGACATATATTCTGATGGAACACTACAAATTTTAAATAGCGCCAACATTCCTAAGTATCAAATAAACTTTAAAGATATGTTCCCAACTTCAATATCTACTGTTGTGTTTGATGCTACTGATACGGATATTGAATACTTTACAGCAGAGGTATCTTTCAAGTATTCTATCTATAATATTACTGATAACAGAGGTACTCCTTTATGAGTTTTGATCTTGATAAGATTCAAGATATGTGGGTAAAAGATTCTAAATTAGATCCAGATAACTTACATACAGAATCTTTAACTATTCCTTCACTTCATGCAAAATATTTTGAAATATATAATACAATCTTTTTACTAAGAAAAAAAGCAGAACAGCAAAGAAAAAACATAAGACACGACCGCTATGAATATTTTGCTGGAAAAGCAGATCCTGATGTTTATGTAGATAATCCATTTCCTAAAAAAATTAGGGATAAGGATACTATGCAAAAATATCTGGATGCAGATGAGAAACTTTCAACAGTTTCATTGAAAATCGATTATTACGATACAATGTTAGTTTACCTTGAAAGTATACTTAAACAAATAAGTAATCGCACCTATCAAGTTAAAAACGCAATAGAATTCATGAAATTTAATTCAGGATTGGGGTGATGGACTCCGAAGAATTTGAGCCTAAAGAACCTAATTATTCAGTAGGATTGTCTATTCAAGATGTATATCTTTTGCACCATTGTGTAACTGAGACACTAAAAAATTGGCCTGGTTCTCCTGCTAGACCTTGGAGAGAACAGGAACATCTATGGTATTTGAGAGACAATTTATACCGAATGATATTAGAATACAGGTTTGAAAATATGTAATAAATATTTGCAGATGTATGGATACCCGTGATTGATACTACTGCAAATCTTATTATATCCAAATCTAACGAAGTATTTTTAAAAATTAATACTGAACCACACATTGAATACGAACTTAGAGATCACTTTAAGTTTGAAGTTCCTAATGCAAAATTTATGCCACAGTACCGTGGTAGAAACTGGAACGGAGAGATTCATCTCTTTGATATGCGTTCCAAGCAAATCTATGTCGGTCTGTTAGATAAGATTGTATCCTTCTGTGAGAATTACGGATACACTTATAGGTTTGAAGATAACAAATTCTATGGAACTCCATACGAAGAGAATAAAGGTATCTCTATGGAGGGTGTTAAGGATTATATGAATTCCATTTGTGTCCATACTCCCAGGAAGTATCAAATTGAGGGAGTATACGGTGCCCTAAAACATAATAGAAAACTATTGATATCTCCCACTGCCTCTGGCAAATCGTTGATGATTTATTCTCTAGTAAGATATTACGTTGACAGAGGAGAAAAAATTCTTTTAGTTGTTCCAACGACATCTCTTGTAGAACAGATGTATAAAGATTTTGTTGATTATGGTTGGGATGCTGAGTCATACTGTCATAAGATATATTCAGGGCGTGAGAAAAGTAATAATGCTCCAGTAACAATCACAACCTGGCAGTCTGTATATAAACTAGAACGTTCTTTCTTTGAAGATTATGGTGTCATTATAGGCGATGAGGCACATTTGTTCAAGTCCAAATCATTGATTAACATCATGACTAAACTTCATCATGCAAAGTATAGGTTTGGGTTTACAGGAACTTTAGATGGCACACAAACGCATAAATGGGTGTTAGAGGGATTGTTTGGTCCATCATACAAGGTAACTAAAACAGAAGAATTAATGAGACAAGGGCACTTGTCCCAATTAGATATTCAATGTTTAGTTCTTAAGCATCCTCCCAAAACTTTCAATGTTTATGAGGATGAGATACAGTATTTAATCACTCATGAGCAAAGAAATAATTTCATTAAAAATCTAGCATTAGATATGAATGGTAATACTCTTATTCTTTATTCTAGAGTAGAGTCTCACGGTCAGATACTTTATGACCGAATAAATAATGATAAGGAAGGTGATAGAAAAATATTTTTCATCCATGGTGGTGTGGATGCTGAAGAAAGAGAATTGGTAAGAGAAATAACCGAAAAAGAGTCAAATGCAATTATCGTTGCCTCTTATGGAACTTTTTCTACCGGTATCAATATTAAAAATCTCCATAATGTTATCTTCTCTTCACCCAGTAAATCTAGAATCCGAAATCTTCAAAGCATTGGACGAGTTCTCAGAAAAGGAAAGGATAAAGTAAAAGCAACCCTATATGATATTGCTGACGATTGCTCTACAAAGAATAAAAGAAATTACACTTTAAATCATTTTATTGAAAGAATAAAAATTTACAATGAAGAAAAGTTTAACTACGAAATTATTAGTATCAAGATTAGAGGCGGTATATGATTGAATGGTGGAAACAAAGAAAGGAGGCTCAAGCAAATGGGAATTGAAGACGACTTCTATGCAACAGTTAAATTTAAATCTGGTGAAGAAATATTTGCAAAGATAGCAGCGTCTGAAGAGAATGATAAAACTATCTTGTTAGTTTCTAATCCAGTTATAATAAAAGAAGTAAAAGGAAAGGGTAATGAAATCAAAGGTTATAAGATAGAACCTTGGTTGAAATCCACTACAGAGGATATGTTTGTAGTAGATATTACAAATGTTCTTACTATGTCTGAATCATCTGATATAGAAATGATCACGATGTATCAAGAGTTTTTAAGAACTAATGAAAATAAAAACAATCCGTATCATAAGTTAGATAGGAAAATGGGATATCTTGCCAACGTCAATGATGCTAAAGAGATCTTAGAGAAGCTCTATAAATCTAAGTAATAGCTTGCTTATCAACCCCTACAAAGGTATTCTACTGTTAATCTGGTATCTTGTCAAGTAGATGATATGGTGATATAATTTATACATATTATATTATAAACTTATGTTAGGTTCTCCAGTGGCAAAAAGGAAAAGATCGGAACATTACGTTAACAATAAGGAGTTTCTTGCTGCTTTGATTAAATATCGGGAAGATATTGAAATTGCAGAGATTAAAGGAAATCCAAAACCTCCCATCTCCAGGTACATTGGAGAGTGTTTTTTAAAGATTGCTAATCATCTATCATTTAAACCAAACTTCGTGAACTACATGTTCAAAGAAGATATGATTTCGGATGGTATTGAAAACTGTGTTCAATACGTTCATAACTTCAATCCAGAGAAATCACAGAATCCCTTTGCGTATTTCACTCAAATTATTCATTATGCTTTTCTGCGTCGTATTCAGAGAGAGAAAAGACAGTTAGACATCAAAAACAAGATCATTGAACGATCTGGATACAGTGAGGTCTTTGACGACAACAACACCCTTGACGGATCCAACTACAGCGAGTATAATAGTATTAAGGATAATATTCATGCAAAGTTGCGCTACTGATGAAAATTGCTATCATTACGGATCAACATTTTGGTGCTCGTAAGAATTCCAAATTGTTTCATGATTACTTTTTGAAATTCTATAATGATATCTTTTTTCCTACCCTAGAAAAGAAGGGTATTACGACTGTTATCGATATGGGTGATACTTTTGATAACAGAACAGGTGTTAACTTTGGTGCATTGTCTTGGGCAAAAAGTAATTACTATGATCGACTTCAACAAATGGGAGTCAAAGTTCATACCATTGTTGGAAATCACACAGCATTCTACAAAAATACGAATTCAATTAACGCAGTAGATTTATTGTTGCGTGAATATACTAATGTTACTGTGTATTCTGAACCAGAGGAAGTTTTACTAGATAATCTTAAGGTTCTTTTTATTCCCTGGATCAATGAAGAAAATGAAAAAAAGACTTTTAAACTTATTGAAAGTACAGATTGCAAAGTGTCGATGGGGCACCTTGAGCTCAGAGGATTTGCGGCTAATAAACAATGCATCATGGAGCATGGTCATGACCGCAAATTATTTAAGAAGTTCATTCAAGTCTTCAGCGGACACTACCACACTAGATCGTCTAGTGATCAAATCTCGTATCTAGGTAATCCATATGAAATTTATTGGAATGATGTAAATGACCCTAGAGGATTTCATATCTATGATACAGAAACTTTAGAACTAGAACCGATTGATAATCCTTATAAGATGTTTAACATCATGTATTATGATGATGATTCGGCATCTTTGTTAGATGCAAGACCTTACGAAAATAAAATCGTAAAGATTATTGTTCGCAATAAACCAAGAGTTAAAGAGTTTGAAAAAGTTATTGATAAACTTTACTCTGCTGGTGTTGCTGAACTTAAAATCATTGAGAACTATAATTTTTCTGGATGGTATGATGATAAGGAAAATCTTGAGTTTGAATCTGAAGATACTCTTTCAATTTTAAATCGATATATAGAAGAGGCTGAAACTACTCTTAATAAATCTACATTAAGTATGTTCATGAAAGAGACCTATCAGGAAGCGTGTGAAATGGTTTAAATGTACATCCTAACGATTGAAGGTAAAGAAAAAGAAGGTGCATATTCAGTAGCGAATGAAGATGGAGAACGCATACTTTATCTCTTTCAAGCAGAGGATGATGCGACAAGATATGCTATGATGTTAGAGGATGAAGGCAATCAAGATATCCATGTAATAGAAATTGAAGACGAAGTAATACTAAAAACTTGTATCCTCAACGAATACAAATTTACGATAATAACTCCCAATGACATTGTGATTCCACCAGACACCGAGCATGATTTTATTTAAAACTATTAGATGGAAAAACTTTCTTTCTACTGGAAACCAATTTACTGAAGTTAGTCTTACTCAAAATAATACAAATTTGATTATTGGTTCTAATGGGTCAGGGAAGAGCACGGTCCTTGATGCTCTTACCTTTTCTTTGTTTGGAAAACCTTTCCGCAAAATCAATAAACCTCAACTCATCAATTCTATCAATGAAAAGGATTGTGTTGTTGAAGTTGAATTTGATATTGGTAAAACTGAGTGGCGCATTGTTCGTGGAATCAAACCAAACATCTTTGTGATTTATAGGGATGGTAAGGCATTAGACCAGCAATCATCTGCTAATGACCAGCAGAAGTGGTTTGAAAAAAGTATATTGAAAATGAATTATAAATCTTTTACTCAGATTGTAATTCTTGGTAGCAGCACATTTATTCCTTTCATGCAACTGACTGCAAATAATCGTAGGGAAGTTATTGAAGACCTTTTGGATATCAAAATCTTTTCTTCCATGAATTTTGTAATCAAAGAGAAGATTCGTCAACTGAGAGACCACATTAAGACGATGACTC